CTTCGACATGGACGCCGCGGCGAAGGTGCTCAACCGCGCGGTGCTCAACGAGGCGGTGGTCGAGCACTGGCGCGAGCGTGCGGCCGACCGGCGCACGATCGCCTTCTGCGCCACGGTCGCGCACGCCGAAGCGGTCGCCGCCGCCTTCCGCGCCGCGGGGATCACCGCCGAGACCGTGACCGGCGAGATGCCGGCCAAGGGGCGGGCGGATCTGCTGGCCCGGTTCGATCGCGGCGAGGTGCAGGTGATCACCAACTGCATGGTGCTGACCGAGGGCTTCGACAGCCAACCGGTCGGCTGCATCGTCGTGCTGCGGCCGATGCTGCACCGGGGCACCTTCGTGCAGGCGATCGGCCGCGGCTTGCGCAAGGTCGATCCCGAGCGCTTCCCGGGCGTCATCAAGACCGACTGCATCGTCCTCGACTTCGCCGGTGCCGCGCTGCGCCATGGCTCGATCGAGCATGACGGCACGCTCGCGGAGGAGGACGAGCCCGAGCCGGGGCAGGCCCCCTACAAGACCTGCCCGTCATGCGAGGCGGAAGTGCCGATCGGCACGATCGCCTGTCCGTTCTGCGGGCACGTCTGGCAGCGGAAGATCCGCGAGAAGCGCCCGCTGCAGAGCTTCGTCCTGAGCGAGGTCGACATCCTCGACCGCTCGCCGTTCCGCTGGTGGGACATGCATGGCGACGGCCACGCGATGATGGCCTCCGGCTTCGACGCCTGGGCCGGCGTGTTCTTCGACGGCGAGCATTGGCACGCGGTCGGCAAGCTGCGCCAGGGGAGGCTGCGTCATCTCGGCGTCGGCGAGCACGCGCAGGTCCTGGCCGATGCCGACGACTTCCTCCGCCAGGCCGAGACCGGGGCTGCCGCCACCAAGAGCCGGCTGTGGCTGAACCACCCGGCGAGCCCGCGGCAGCGCGAGCTGCTCGCGCGCGCCGGTGACGCCGATCCGACGCTCGACTTCGGGCTGTCGAAGTACGCCGCGAACTGCCGGCTGAACTTCCTCTGGAACCGGCCGCAGATCATCGCCGCGGTGTTCCCGAGCGGGCTCAGGAGCGCGGCATGACGGAGCTGCTTGGCGATGCCGCTCGCTCGCGCACCCTCCGTGCTCTGCGCCGTCTGTCGCCGCCGGGCGCGTGGCTTTGGCTGGTTCGACCCGATACCGACCAGATCGCCACGGCGGTGGGCCTGGTTCTGTTCCATCACCTGCCAGGAGTTCTGGTCGCGCTCAGCGGAGTGCTCGTTCGGCATGGTTGATCTGACCGAGCAGGAGCGCGCCGCGCTGCGTGCGGCGATGCGCGCCATGGCGGAGGTGATGGCCGAGATCGGCTGGACCACGCCGCTGAACGCACTCTCCGAGCAGCAGGTTCTGACACTCGCCGAGGTGGCGGTCGGCGCCTTCCAGGACGCGATGCGCGCGAGCGTCAAACCGGATGTGCCGGAGGTGCCGTTCTGATGACGGACGCCCCCCTCGACTTCAATCATCGTCCGAAGCCGCCAACGACCGGCGAGGTGATCAACGGGTTGATCGACGCGGCGCTGGTCGCGGCGCACGGCGAGCGGCCGCGGCGGGCGTATCTCGGCGGATCACGCCTCGGCGATCCATGCGCCCGGCGCCTGCAGTACGAGTTCCGGGACGTGCCGTGTGATCCCGGCGCGCAGTTCTCGGGGCAGACGCTGCGGACCTTCGCGATCGGGCATGTGTTCGAGGACCTGGCGATCGGCTGGCTGCGGCGCGCCGGGTTCGACGTCCGCACGCGCAATCGCGCGGGCGAGCAGTTCGGCTTCTCGGTCGCCGGCGGGCGCATCCAGGGGCACATCGACGGTGTGGTGGTCGCCGCCCCCGCTGCGGCGCAGGGCATCGTCGTGGTGCCGGCCCTGTGGGAGTGCAAGTCGGCGAACGCCCGCAACTGGAAGGAGATCGCACGACGCGGCGTGGCGGCGGCGAAGCCGATCTATGCGGCGCAGGTCGCCCTCTATCAGGCCTACATGGGCCTCACGGAGGCGCCCGCCCTGTTCACCGCGGTGAACAAGGACACGAGCGAGCTGCACCACGAGCTCGTGCCGTTCGACGCCGCCCTGGCGCAGGCGATCAGCGACAAGGGGGTACGCATCCTGCAGGCCTGCGACGCCGGCGAGGTGCTGCCCCGGGTCGCCGCGGAGCCGGGCCACCCGGAGTGCGCGTATTGCGCCTGGCGCACGAGGTGCTGGTCGTGACGGTGTCGTCGGCCGAGCAGCAGGCGATGCCCGATGCGGAGATGATCGCGACCTATGCCGAGGTCGTGTTCGGCTGGTGCGAGGGCTGGGTGGCGGTCCGCGCGCTGGCGGAGAAAGGCGGGCCGGATCATGCCCCGCACACACCGTTCCTGCCGGCCGATGCCGATCTGGCGGCGAAGCTCACCGTGCAGGCGCGCTGGGCCGCCGAGGCCGGGATGGCGCTCTACGTCATCCCCGGCACGGTGGGCGGACCGGGCCAGGCGAGCGCCGATGACGTCGCCCAGATGCAGGTGGTGCTGGTCGATCTCGACCACGGCGACATCGCCGCCAAGCGCGCGCACCTGGTGCGGCATCTCGGCGCGCCGACGCTCGAGGTCGCCTCTGGCGGCGTGACCGCGGACGGTCAGGCCAAGCGGCACCTCTATTGGCGGCTGACCGAACCGGCGAGCGGCGATGATCTGGTCACCCTGTGCCGGCTGCGCCACGCGATCGCGGTGAAGGTCGGCGGCGATCCGGCGTTCCGCTCCGCGCATCAGCCGATCCGTGTGGCGGGTTCGGTGTACGCGAAAGGGGCCGCCGCACGCCTCGTCACCATCCTCGGCTCGAGTCCGCGCGATCATGATCTGACCGAGTTCGCCGAAGCCGTGATGGCGATGCCGCCGCTGCCGGGGATCGGCAGCGAGGTCGCGACGGATACGGCCGCCCATCCCTTCGACTTCAATGGGGCTGGCCCGCCGCGCGGCGACGTGACCGAGCTGTTCGGCCAGCGCGTGCGCGAGGGCGGCGCCGACGGCGTGACGCGGTTCGAGGCGCTGTCGCGCATCATCGGCTACTGGATCCGGCGCTGCCGCGAAGGGCACGCCACACCCGCCCAGGCGTGGCAGGAGATCCGCGACTACAACGCAGCGCGCATCGATCCGCCATGGCCCGAGGATCGGCTGCGCCAGGAGGCGGAGCGGCTCTGGCAGCGCGACGCCGCCAATCACGCCGACGGCACCGGGGACGATCCCAGGCCGCAGCCTGGGGACGATGACGTCCTACCGGTCGGGTTCACCGAGGATGCGCTGGCGGCCGAGTTCAGCGAACTCCATGGTGACGACTGGCGCCACGTCGCGGTCTGGGGCGCCTGGCTCACCTGGACCGGGGTGCGGTGGGAGCGCGAGGGCACGCTGCGCGCCTTCGACCTCGCCCGCGGCGTCTGCCGTGCCGCCGCGAATCGCGCCAACAGCGCCAAGGTCCGCACCAGGCTCTCGCAGGCCTCGACCGTCGCCGCGGTGGAGCGGCTCGCGCGCGCCGATCGCCGCCACGCCACCACCGCCGAGGTGTGGGATCGCGACCCCTGGCTGCTCAACACGCCGGCCGGCGTGGTGGATCTGCGCAGCGGCACGCTCGGCCCGCACGACCGTGCTCTCCACATGACCAAGCTCACCACGGCAGCGCCCCAGGGCGAGTGCCCGGCCTGGCTCACCTTCCTCGTCCAGGTCACGGGCGGAGACGCGGATCTCCAGGCCTACCTGCGCCGCGTGGTCGGTTACAGCCTGACCGGCGTCACCACCGAGCACGCGCTGTTCTTCCTCTACGGCACCGGTGCCAACGGCAAGTCGGTGTTCCTGAACACCATCACCGCGATCGTCGGCGACTACGCCTCTGTCGCACCGATGGACATGTTCATGGCGACCCACGGCGAGCGCCATCCGACCGACATGGCCGGGCTGCGGGGTGCGCGCATCGTCACCTCGATCGAGACCGAGCAGGGCAGCCGCTGGGCGGAGAGCAAGCTGAAGGCGCTCACCGGCGGCGACCGCATCACCGCCCGGTTCATGCGCCAGGACTTCTTCGAGTTCGTCCCCCAGTTCAAGCTGCTGGTCGCGGGCAACCACAAGCCGTCGATCCGCAACGTCGACGAGGCGATGCGGCGGCGGCTGCACATGGTGCCGTTCACCGTCACCATCCCGCCGGCCCAGCGCGACAAGCGTCTGCCCGAGCGGCTGCTCGCCGAGCGTGACGGCATCCTCGCCTGGGCGTTGCAGGGCTGCCTCGAGTGGCAGCGCGGCGGGCTGAAGCCGCCGGCCACCGTCCTCGCCGCGACCGACGAGTACTTCGAGGCCGAGGATGCGCTGGGGCGCTGGCTTGCCGACTGCTGCGAGCCCGGAGCGGCGTACGTCGAGCCCACGGCAGCGCTGTTCGCGAGCTGGAAGGCGTGGGCGGAGGCCGGTGGCGAGTACGTCGGCTCGACCAAGCGCTTCTCCGACAACCTGACCAATCGCGGCTTCGAGCGGGGCCGCGACAGCGGCGAGCGCTGCTTCCGCGGGCTGCGACTGCTCCGGACCGCGTCCTCGGCCGACCCCATGCAGTTCTGAACCAGGAAGAGAAGCATGACGCTTTGTAGATCAGGGGGAGTTCTCATTCCGAGGACAGATCGTGCTGACGATCTATCTAACACAATTAGGTTTTTCATTGCGATGACAGATCTGACAGATTCTCCCGAAATACCCGTACGCACGCACACGCGCGCGCGCGTAACGCCCTTTACCGGGACATCTGTCAGATCTGTCATCGCAACGAAAAGGCGGCCCCAAGCGCCGCACCCCCCGAGCACCGGGCCACCAGACGGTCCGGCCCCCACCACCCAGCCGGGCAGCGACGGCGAGCTCCGCCAAGAACCGCGCCGTCGCCGCCCTCACCACCATGACCCCTCTCGGAGACCATCATGGCTCTCGCGACTCTGACTCCGCCCGCGCCCGACGCAAGCGGCAGTGCTGCGATCCCGCTGCCGCTGGCACTCGCACACCGCGCCGTGTTCGCCCTCGACCTCGGCACCACCACCGGCTGGGCGCTGCGCTCCCGCGACGGCGGGATCACCTCCGGCACCATGACCTTCAAGCCGAGCCGGTTCGAAGGCGGCGGCATGCGCTACCTGCGCTTCCGGCACTGGCTCGCCGACGTCACTCGGCTCGCCGGCGGGCTCGAACGCATCGTGTTCGAGGAAGTGCGAGCCCATGCGGGAACCGACGCGGGACACATCTACGGCGGCTTCCTCGCTCACCTCGCTGCCTGGTGCGAAGAACGCCGCATCGCCTACGAGGGCGTCCCCGTCGGCACGATCAAGCGCTTCGCCACCGGCCGCGGCAATGCCGACAAGGCGGCGATGATCGCGGCGATCCGCGCGCGCGGCTTCGCTCCCGCCGACGACAACGAGGCCGACGCGATCGCGCTGCTGCTCTGGGCCACCGAAGGCCAGGGAGGGCACGCCTGATGCTGTCTGGTGCTCCCATGCCACCGCGCTCGTGCCTGTATCGTGCGACGAGCCCCACCACGTCGGCGGACCTCGACGCGCTGCGTCGGCGTGTGTGGCGCGAGCAGGGCGTGGTCTCGCTCGCGATCGACGACGTCACCGATCCCTGGCTGCGCCAGGCGCTGATCAACGAGGCGACCAAGCGCTGGGGCGCGCGTGGAGGTCGTCATGGCGCGTAAGGGGAAGCAGGCTGCACGCCCGCCGCGGCTCGACGAGCCGACGACGTGGCGGTTGCAGCACGGCGCGGTGAGCGAGCCGCAGCGCATCGCCGATCCGGATACAGGAACGCCCATCGCGGTGCGCCGGGCGATCGACACGCTCGGGCAGATGCTGGCGAACGCGACCATCACGCCGGAGATGCACGAGGCCGGCTGCATCTTCCGCACCCAGTTCCGGCTCGCGTCGCTCGATCCCTTGCGCGCCCGCTCGCTGATCCGCCTGCCCGGCAGCACCGGTGACAGCGTCACCGAGCACCAGGCGGCGGCGCGTCAGCGCGTCGCCCGTGCCCTCGCGGCGCTGGGCGGCGCCGGCAGCCCGGCCGGCTCCTGCGTGTGGCACGTGGTCGGCTGCGAGACCTCGGTGCGGGAGTGGGCGATGCGCCAGGGCTGGGGCGGCAGGCCAGTCCCGGCCTCGCAGGCGCAGGGCATGCTGGTCGCAGCCCTCGCCGTGCTGGCTGCGCATTATGGTCTGGGCGTGCGGCGGTCATCTGATCGCCGGCACCGTGCAACGGCGAGGGCTGGCGAGCGGTGCGCGTAGGTCGGCCACGCGCTGCAACTCAGGGTCTGTGTGACTGCCTGCGCAGTATCGGCTTGCGGACGGAACGTCTCGGGCGCACGATTCCTGGTAAGAGCGAAGGAGGCAAGAATGTCGCTTGAACGCATGATCCTGCTCGTCGTCGGCGTCATTGTCGTGGGCAGCGTCCTGCTGAGCGTCTACCACAGCCCGCAGTGGCTCTGGGTGACCGGCGTGATGGGCGCGCACCTGATCCAGGCCTCCTTCACCGGCCTCTGTCCGGTGGTGCGGGTGCTGAAGAAGATGGGCCTGCCGGAGCGCGCCGGCTTCGCCTGATCGCCGCGCCCTGTGCCACGGCCTCGGCGCGTCTCCGGCGGCGGCACGCCGATCCCTTCTGCACCGCGCCGAAGGACGATCGGCCGGCTGACAACGCCGATGTGCTCCGCTATGCCTCGCGCCCCCGTAACGGAGAATCGAGCGTATGTCGAAGCAGTTCCTCACCGACGTGATCGTTGGGACGACCGAGATGCCGAAGGCCACGGCCGGGCACCTCGCCGATGCCATCATCACCGCGATCACCGACGAGATCGTCACGAGCGGCCGGTTCACCATCCCCGGCTTCGGTGCGTTCGTCGTGCGCGAGACGCCGAAGGGCACGCGGCGCAATCCGCGCACGGGCGAGAAGGTGCAGGTGAAGGCGGGCGCGACGGTGCGGTTCAAGGCGAGCCCGGCGCTGAAGGCGGCGGCGCTCGCCGGCGCGAAGAAGGCGAAGCGGAAGGCGGCGACGGGTTGAACTCACGACTGTTGCCGAGCGCCGCACTGAAGGCAGCACTCGGCACCGCCACATCCCTTGCGGCGATACTCTGAGCCAAAGTGCGCGCGATGAAGATAGACCCCACTGAGCACGTCGCAGGGGATTCCTCTATGCCGGTAACGGAAGCTGACTGGCGGGGATCCGAACTTGTTCGGTTCGCATCGGAGCATCGAGACAACCGTAGCGAGCCAAGAAGGCCACCTCGGCGTCCTCAACGGGTCGGCCCTCAAGTGTCGTCATTCCGGTTCTGCTGTCTCGAATAAGCTCCACCTGTAGACCGACTACCCACAGCGTATCATCAGGATGGACCACATCATCTGCGCCGCCCGAGAAGCGGTACCAATCACCAATCCTCGCGGCCTGCTTGATCCCAAGGTTCCCGTAACGGTCTATCCCGACTATCTCGCGGCTCACGCCAACCTGCCGGTGAATATGGAGATACGGGAATCGTGCCGTCACCAGATCAGTGTTGCGCAGACCGAGTGCAAGGTTGAGTATGTACGTGACGCGATCACCTGATGTAGCAGTTCCATGGCCCCGCCACTCGTGCACCGGCTGGACCGAGGCGATACGGCGACGGCTGAAGGCATCCTCGATGTCTCCGTGCTCCATCGGGAAGGTAGAGCCGCCTGCGCGGCGGTAGTAGCGCCCATCGTCTGGGGCACGCGACATATGCGGCCTCCGCTCGGACCGCTCTACACGGACGAGCAGAAAGCCCGCTCCTGGCACGGCAGACGAAGGCACTGCCTCAACAGAGATATCATCATGTCGTGGTGCTAGAAGTTCGCCGGTCATCGTCACCACTTCTGACTTAAAGCGCTCGATCTCAGCAATGAGCTTTGGGGCGCGAGCACAGTCCACGTCGTCATCGGGTTCACGCCGTGCGTCGATTCCCCAGATCTGCAGTCCACCCTGCGAGTTCGCAAACGCCGAGAGCGCCTTGCCAAGATTCCTCTTGTCGACCTTCTCCAGTCGGCTGTGCGATGGATCGCTCTTCGACTTGAACTCAAGCGTGACGCTTTCCTGCTGCCGAGCCCGAACCAAGCTGAGCACTGCGTTCTCTCCGCCGCTAACAAGGGCGTCGAATAGGTCCTTCATGACCGAGACCGTCTCCTCTGATTGCACCAGGACGCGTGCGCAGAAGAAGGAAGCGGAGCGAAAGAATGTCGTGTTGTCGAGTGAAACTCACATCTCGTACTCTGTCGCTACTCGGTGAAGTCGCGCCTGCGGGCGCACGGATCGGGTGCGGAGCTCGGGTGAGCGTAGTCCCGCGTGTTGGATCGGAAACGATCGGTCGGCGGAAAGCCGCAAAAACCTTGGACACTTCTGAGGACGGAACGAACGGCGAGAGACGATAGCGCAACGGACGGCTCGGAAAGCCGCAGAAAACATGGTTCCTTCTGGCGCCGTTCCTTATGCCGGGGGCGGGCGCGCCGGACCGGCCTAGCGCCAGTCTGAAAATATGGTTCGCAGTTCGCACTCTTTCCGTGTGATCTCAATCGGTTAGCTGCGAACCATGGGCCGCATGGTTCGCACCTGCGGCGGCCATGGTTCACACGTGGTTCGCACTCCCTACAGCCTGGATGGTGCCGATGCAGCTCCCCTGGATGGCAGCGAAGATCGTGCTGCGCCCGGTGGCGGAACTGCGTGCGCATCCCGGCAATGCGCGGGTGCACTCGGCGGCGCAGATCGAGCAGATCAAGGCCAGCATGCTGGCCTTCGGCTTCACCAATCCGCTGCTGGTCGACGAGCAGGGCGTGCTGATCGCGGGGCATGGCCGTCTCGAGGCGGCGCTCGCGCTCGGCATCGAACGCGTGCCGGTGATCGTGCTCAAGCATCTCTCGGCGGCGCAGAAGGAGGCGCTGCGGCTTGCCGACAACCGCATCGCCGAGAACGCGACCTGGGACCAGGCGCTGCTGCGCGATGCGCTCGCCAGCGTGCAGGCAGCGGAGATCGACGCTGCGGCGCTCGGCTTCTCGGCCGACGAGCTGAGCGCGATCCTTGCCGCAGCGGATACCGCGGTGGATGCCGCGCCGGCGGAGGAGCAGCCCGACGGCGCATCCGGGAACACGGCCAGCGCGGCGCATGCCGCGGATGACGCCGAGCCTGACCCGGCGGACGCCGAGCCGGAGGCGCCACGTCAGGCCGTGACGCGGCCGGGCGATCTGTGGTTGCTTGGGGAGCACCGGCTGCTGTGCGGCGACAGCACCGACGCCGCCTCGGTCGAGCGCGTGATAGCCGACGAGCGTGCCGCGCTGCTGTTCACCTCGCCGCCCTATGGCAGCCAGCGCGAGTACACCACGGGCGGTGTCTCCGATTGGGACGCGCTCATGCAGAGCGTGTTCGTGCATCTCGATCTGGCCATGCGCCCCGACGCCCAGGTGCTGGTGAACCTCGGCCTGATCCACCGCGACGGCGAGTGGGTGCCGTACTGGCGTGGCTGGCTCGAGTGGATGCGCGCCCAGGGCTGGCGCCGCTTCGCGCTCTATGCCTGGGACCAGGGGCCGGGGCTGCCGGGGGACTGGAACGGCCGGCTCGCACCCGCCTTCGAGCTGGTGTTCCATTTCAACCGCGCCGCACGGCAGGCGAACAAGATCGTGCCCTGCAAGTGGGCGGGCGACCCGCTGCACATGACCGGGCTGCGCCGGGCGGACGGAACGATGAGCGGCTGCACCCACGAGGGCCGGCCGATCCAGCCCTTCCGCGTCCCCGACAGCGTGCTGCGGATCACCCGCCACAAGGCGCGCGGGATCGAGACCGAGCACCCTGCCGTGTTCCCGGTCGCGCTGCCAGAGTTCCTGATGCGGGCCTACACGGACGAGGGCGAGGTGGTGTTCGAGCCGTTCTCCGGCTCGGGCACGACGGTGCTCGCCGGGCAGCGCACGGGGCGTCGCGTGCGGGCGATCGAGCTCGCGCCGCAATACGTCGATCTCGCGATCGCGCGCTGGCGCATGCTGCATCCGGATCTGCCGGTCACACTCGCCGGCGACGGACGCAGCTACGACGCCGTGGCGGCGGAGCGCGCCGGGGCGCTTGCCGATGCAGCATAGCCTCCAAGTCGAGAGCATCCCGCTGGACCACGTGCTGCCCTACGCCGAGAACGCGCGCACGCACTCGGCGGCGCAGGTGGCGCAGATCGCCGCTTCGATCGCGGAGTTCGGCTTCGTCAATCCGGTGCTGGTCGATGCCGAGGGCGTGCTGATCGCCGGCCACGGCCGGGTGATGGCGGCGCGCCGGCTTGGCCTCGCCATCGTGCCGGCGTTGCGGCTCGGCCACCTCTCGCCCGCGCAGGCGCGGGCACTCCGTCTCGCCGACAACCAGATCGCGCTCAACTCCGGCTGGGACGAGGCGCTGCTCGCGGCCGAGATCGCGCGCATCCGCGACGAGGCGGTGGTTGATCTCGACGTGCTCGGCTTCTCCGGCATGGAGCTCGACCGCTTGCTCGCCGCGGCGGAGGATGCGGGAGATCTCGCGCAGGACGACCTCGATGCGCCCGCGCCGGAGCCGCCGACCGAGCCGGTGACGCGTCCCGGCGATCTCTGGTTGCTCGGGCGGCATCGACTGCTGTGCGGCGACGCCACCAATGCCGGCGACGTCGCACGTCTGCTGGCCGGCGTGCAGCCGCACCTGATGGTCACGGACCCGCCCTACGGCGTGGACTACAACCCGTCCTGGCGGAACGAGGCGGGTGTGTCGGCAACGCTGCGCACCGGCCGTGTCGCCAACGACCACCGCGCCGACTGGCGCGAGGCCTGGGCGCTGTTCCCCGGCGACGTTGCGTATGTGTGGCACGCGGGCGTGCACGCGCGCACCGTGATCGAGAGCCTCGAGGCCGCGGGTTTCGCAGTGCGCAGCCAGATCGTCTGGGCCAAGCCGCGCCTGGTGCTGGGTCGCGGCGACTACCATTGGCAGCATGAGCCGTGCCTCTACGCCGTGCGCAAGGGTGCGACCGGGCACTGGCAGGGCGCGCGCGACCAGACCACGCTCTGGTCGATCGGCAATGGTGCCGAGGATCTCGCCACCGTGCACGGCACGCAGAAGCCGGTCGAGTGCATGCGCCGACCGATGCTGAACAACAGCCGGCCTGGGGACGCGGTGTACGAGCCGTTCTGTGGCAGCGGCAGCACCATCATCGCCGCCGAGACAATCGGGCGGACCTGCTTCGTGATGGACATCGACCCCGGCTACTGCGACGTCGCGGTGCAGCGCTGGCAGGAGGCCACGGGCGAGGCTGCCGTGCTGGCGGGCGAGGACCGGAACTTCGCCGACGTCACCTACGCCGCACGTGCGGTCTGAATGTGATGCACAAGACCTCGCGACCAAGTTGCAACGAGTTACGCCATCACTCGCCCTTAGAGCGTGTTACACTGGGATCCAAATCGCGTCGTCTGGCGCCTCGGGATTACCATACGCGCGGCGTCTATCGGGGGAGAGGCTCGCAACCCACGCAGACATGAATGCGTCCAATCGGTCGTCCTTACTCCCCGGTACTACTGTTTTCAATCGTTCGGCTAACGTGATGGGTGCCCAACCAGTGCGGCAAGCGATTGCAGCAAGCTGATCTTGATAGCCCTGTTCGGTCTTCTTGTGCTCGCACTGCGGAAGCAGCGCACGGACGATCGCGAACGGATAGACCTCAATAATCTCCGCGTTGAATCCCTGACGCAGTGCCTTGAAGAGCTCGAAACCAAACAGCATCCAGATCTTGTTTGCATGCGGGAGCCGCGCGACCTTCCCGCTGGCCTTCAGATGCTCGGTGCACGCTTCTCGGATCTTCGGCCAGTCGGATTCTGTGGGCGTCCGAAACGACGACAGACCACACCGTCCCAGGTCATCTTCCGCCGAACGAGCGCCCGCCGCCGGAGGGGCAGCAGGTGCATCGATGGCGATGCGCTCAATGTGCCACCGCTCCTCAGTTGCGATCTGACGAATAGCCTGCGCTACTCCTCGCGCAGCATCCCGAAATGGACTATCCGCTACGATCTCTTGGTTGCCGACGCCACGAGGGACGAGGCTATGAAGGTGCTTGGGAATCTCAAGCGGCTCTACCTTAGCCCCGTTCGACACGACGCAAAGCGGAAGCCGACCGCCTTTTCGGCAGGCGACATCAATCCCAAGGTAAACGGTCGACAACGTCATCAATGCTCCTCGAGAAGCGTCCTCTAAGATGCGAGCGGCAGTGGCTTGTTCAGATAGCGCCCGTTTCTGCCAAAACATACTCCATCATAATGCAATCGGCGTGTCCTGAACAAAGCGATCCGATGATCGCCTGATGCGCTTGGCTCGTCTCCGCCCCAGCGCGAGTGGTCCGTCACGCGCAGGACGCACCGCGCAGCAGACGGAGACGACGATGACCAACGGCACGATCCTGCCCACGGAGAACACCTCCTGGGGCTTCTGGGGCACGATGCGCGAGCGCGCCGCCGCCGCTTGGCCGATCGCCTTCACCGCGATCCACGACGCGACGGCCGCGAACGCGGAAGCGGTGCGCACCTTCCTCGACAGCCGCCACGGACGCCACTTCGCCGACGAGGTCAGCAACCACCTGCACGCAGGCGCGGGGCTCGCCGACGCGATCGCCAACGCCTCCGCAACCGCCCGCGGCGCGGATCATGAAGTGATCGACGCCGCCTGATCATCGTAATCATCGGATCGTGCCTTCCGCTTGGCTCAGCCCGGGCGACAGCGCGAATGGTCCGCCACGCGCAGGGGATTGGCCCCCGCCAGACGGAGACGACGATGACCCGGACCGAGAAGCAGGAAGCCCGCGAAGCCGCGAACCAGCAGCGGAGCCTCGAGGCCTTCATGGCGGCGAAGGCCGAGTTCGATGCCCTAGTCGCCGAGTTGCAGCAGATGGGCGCGGATCACTTCGGCGCGGATCCCGAGGCAGTGCTCTGGGGTCACGCCGAGATGCTGAAGGACTGGAACACGCGGCTCCGCGACATCACCGACGCCTACCACCGCCGCGGCGAATACGCCGAGTAGCAGGGGCCTCCTCGACCACCGCCCCGCGCGGGTACCGCCCGCCGGGGCTCGGGGCCGTAGGGGCGGCACAGGGCCGCTCCCTGAACAGGAGCCCCAAACGATGACCCTCTCCGACACCCACCTGATGGTCCTGAGCGCCGCCGCCGGGCGCGAGGACAAGCTCGTGACGAAGCACAAGCGGCTGCCCGGCGCGTCGCTGCAGAAGGTCTGTGCGGCCCTGGTGAAGCGCGGCCTGCTCGCGGAACTGACCGGCGTCTCGCCGGACCCGGACGTGCTGCACGTGAAGACGGAGCTCGGCATGACCGAGTACGCGATCACGCCGTCCGGACTTGCCGCGATCGGCGTCGACGACGAGTCGCCCTACGGTGACGATGTGCCGAAGGACGTGCGCGTGGGCGTGGATCCCTTCCTGATCGAGGGCCCGGACAACAACCCGCCCGACGACGCCACCGTGGCGCCCACGGGCGCGGAGGACGCCCCCGCCGCGACCACCTCCGCGGCAGACGGGACGGCGCGCCCCACGGCCACGACGGCGCCAACGCGGGCCGGCCTGCGCGACGCCGCGCAGGCGGTCCTCGAGGCCTGGGACGACGAGGAGAACCGCGAGACCGATATCGTCGGTGCCCTCGACGGGCCGATGGCGGCGCTGCGCGCGGCCCTTGCCGGCACCACGCGCACCCGCCGCGAGCCCGGCGCGCCGCGCACGCCGCGCGCGGGCACCAAGCAGGAGGCGGTGCTCGCCCTGCTCCGGCGCACCGAGGGCGCGACGATCACCCAGATCATCGACGCCACCGGCTGGCAGTCGCACACCGTGCGCGGCTTCCTCGCCGGACTGAAGCGCAAGGGCATCACCGTCGAGGTGTTGGAGCGGGTGCGCCAGGTCGGGCCCAACAAGGACGGTGCGAAGGGCTCGTACTCGGTGTACCGGATCACCTGATCGGATCCGGCTCCCCCACGCCGCCGCTCGCAGATCGCGGGCGGCGGTGCTGCGTTCGGCGAGAACGCAATGTTATGATCGCGCACTCAACTTGGCTCACACGCGCACCAGCGCGAATGGTCCGTCACGGGCGGGGAATGGCCCTCGCCGTGATGGAGGTCCACATGCCGCTGATCCGCCTGACCGACGCGACGTACAAGACCATCGCGAGTCTCACCATCGGCACGTTCCGTTCGACCGGGACGCGCCAGGCCGACGGCACCTGGCTGGTGCCGATCGAACAGGACACCTGGGACCGCATCCAGGCGATCCGCCTGCCCGGGGAGACGGACGAGGACGCGATCCAGCGCGCGATCCATCTTCATCTCGGCCGTCGCCTGTCCTGATTGCCTGAACGTACCGCCGTTCGCAGATCGCGGGTGGCGGCGATCTCATCGGCACATCGAGATCCTGCGCCACCGAGTCCGGCCGGCGGCTCCGGCGTCTTCTTGACGAGCGGCGGGAGGTCGCCGCCATGCCTGAGTTGACCCAGTCGACGCGTGAGGCGGCGCGCCGCATCGGCATCACCGAGACCGCGTTGCGCAAGGCGGCGAGTGCCGGGCGTATCGCGCGCGAGCCGGACGGCCAGTGGGACATCGACAAGACCCGCCGACGCCTGGTCGAGACCGCGGACCCGAGCCGCTCGCCGCTGGGTGGCAGTGCGAATGCCGACGGCACGCCGTTCGCGCGGCTGAAGGTCGCGCAGCTGGCGCTGAAGGTCGAGGCGCAGCGCCTCGCGCTCGACGAGAGCAAGCGCCGGTTGGTCGACGTCGCTGCGGCGGACGCAACGATCGACGAGATCGCCGGGGCGATGCGCGACGAGCTGCTCAACTGGCCGGCGCGCGTCGCGGGCGTGATCGCCGCCGAGCTCGGCGTCGATCCGCATCTGCTGCAGACCATCCTGCAGCAGCACGTCACCGAGTTGCTGACGGAGGCGGCCGATCGCTTCGATCCCCCAGGCCTCGGCGGAGATCGGCAGCAGGAGCCGTGAGCATGTGCGGCAGCGCATGGGCGCGATGCTGCGCCCGCCGCCGCAGCTCACGGTCTCGGAGTGGGCCGAACGGCACCGCATCCTCGGCAGCCGCGCCTCCTCCGAACCGGGTCCCTGGCGGACCAGCCGCACGCCGTATCTGCGCGCGATCATGGACGCGCTCTCGGCGGTGCATCCCGCCCGCCGGGTCGTGTTCATGAAGGGGGCGCAGACCGGCGGCACGGAGGGGGGAAACAACTGGCTGGGCTACATCCTGCACCACGTGCCCGCACCCGTGCTGGCGGTGCAGCCGACGGTCGAACTGGCGAAGCGGTTCTCGCGCCAGCGCATCGACCCGCTGATCGAGGAGACGCCGGTGCTGCGCGAGCGGGTTGCTCCGGCGCGCGCCCGCGACAGCGGCAACACGCTGCTCTCCAAGGAGTTCCCCGGCGGCATCCTGGTGATGACCGGGGCGAACAGTGCCGTAGGCCTGCGCTCGATGACGGCGCGGTTCCTGTTCCTCGACGAGATCGACGCCTATCCGGGCGACGTCGAGGGCGAGGGCGACCCGATCGCGCTGGCCGAGGCGCGGGCGCGCACCTTCGGCTGGCGGCGCAAGACCTTCCTGGTCTCGACCCCGACGATCGCCGGGCTGTCGCGGATCGAGCGCGAGTACCTCGCCTCCGACCAGCGCCGGTTCTTCGTGCCCTGCCCGCAGTGCGGGACGATGCAGGTCCTGACCTTCGAGCGGCTGCGGTGGGAGAAGGGCAACCCGCGCTCGGTGGCGTATCGCTGCGAGACCTGTGACGGCGCGGTCGAGGAGCACCACAAGACGGCGATGCTCGCCGGCGGGGAGTGGCGCGCCACTGCGGTCGCGGAGGATCCGCACACGGTCGGCTTCCACATCTCGGCGCTCTACTCCCCGGTCGGGTGGCTGTCGTGGGAGCAGATCGCGCGCGATTGGGAGGCCGCACAGGGCAAGCCCGAGGATCTGAAGACGTTCAGGAACACGGTGCTGGGCGAGACCTGGCAGGAGAGCGGTGACGCGCCGGACTGGCAGCGGCTGTATGAGCGCCGCGAGGATCGGCCGATCGGCATCGTGCCGGCCGGCGCGTTGTTCCTCACGGCTGGCGCCGACGTGCAGCGCGACCGCATCGAGGTCTCGATCTGGGCCTGGGGCCGTGGCCTCGAGAGCTGGTTCGTCGATCACGTGGTGATCGACGGCGGGCCCGAGCACGCCGGCACCTGGGCGAGCCTGACCACACTGCTTGGCCGCACCTGGCCGCACGCGAGCGGCGCGCGGCTCGGGCTGGCGAAGCTCGCGATCGACACCGGCTACGAGGCGCCGGCGGT